CTGGATTGACGCTAACGAATAGTACAACTGGTATATCTAGTGCAAGTAAGGGTATATCACTACAAGCTCATCAAGATGATGGATATTTAGCTAATTATTCAGATTCAAATGGTAAATTATTTTTTACTGTCAATGGAGGTAATACTACTGGCATAACTATTCTTGGTAGCGGAAAGGTCGGAATAGGTACAACTAGTCCTTCATATGCCTTAGATGTTGTTGGTGATGGTTCGGGTCTTAAACTAGTTAATACTGGTAATAACACGGTTTTCCATATTCCATCTAATACTATGTATCAGATGGGTACATTATCAGATAAGCCTATAGGTATATATACAAATAATGCCGAAAGAATGAGGATTACAAATGATGGAAAAGTCGGAATTGGAACTGATTCTCCTAATAGTTATGATGCAAATGCAAACAATTTAG